CGTATGACGCGTATGTTACCGGCGACACATCGAAGAGTTCGCGGCCCTTGTCCAGGTACCGAACGCGGACCTTGCCCGCGATCGAAAGGGTTTCCAAGTCTGTCGGCGACATTCGCCCGCTCAGCAGGGCGGGGTCTATATCTGCCCATCTTTCATCCGCGACGGAGAATCCGAAAGAGGACTCGTAGATATACCCCTCGCTTATTAGTTCGTAGACATCGCGGCGGTGCGCGGGAAGGACGGATAAGTACCCCAAGCCCGTATCGTCCACCTTCAGTGTCAGCGTTCCGTTTTTCGTGCGGCCAAGTACCTGATTGGTGTCGTGGTTGAAAAGGCAGGCGCAGCGATCGAGCCTGATTCCGTCGAAAAAGCCGGGCATAACGACCTCCGCGTACCAGCCCATATTGGTGTATTTTCCGAATAGACTACCGTAGCCGCCTATCGACATCTTGCCGCCATCGGCGTCCTCGGCGCGGGCCTGAATCTCGAAGTATCGCCGCTCGACGGAGCCTGTTTCGCGCTCCGCATCAGGCGGTGTTTTTCTCTTCTCCATCGTTGCTGGGTTGTGGATTGGTGTCGCTTTTACTTTTTCCGCTTGGCGTGTTCGGCGTGTTCGCTTCCGTCAGGGGGGCCATGTTCATCGGGCGCATGAAGGTTTTCCCCAATCCGCCGGGAATGGGGTTTCGGTTTTCCATTTCCCTTATTTCGTCTGGGGTGTACAGCCCCCATTGGATACCCTTAGTGTAGGCTTCCATACGGGCGCGAATGTCGCCCCGCAACAAGCCTTCGACGTTGAATCGAAAGAAGTGCTGCTGCCGTATTTCCGGGCTGAGCAGTTTCCGGTTAAGTTCTTGCTCCCATGCCTTAATCCAGGGCATAAGAGAGAACTTTACAAAGTCCAGCGATTGGTGCTCTATGTTGCTGAAGGTAGCCCGCTCCAGGTCCCCAATCATGTGCAGGGGAACCCGGTACGCCCCTGCAATATCTTGCCGGGTCAGTTTCGCCGTGTTGATGAACTCCGCATCGGCCGGGGTGAGGCTTATGCTCTGGTAGTCTAGCCCGTTCTCCAGCAGCGGGAAGCCGCCGGATCGGATAGCGTTGGCGAAGTTTTCCCGCACCGAAAGGACCTGCTCAGAGGTCTGCTTTTCCGGGTGCTTCAGGATGCCGTCCACCCTCCCCCGAGCAATGGTCTTGCTCTGGTTGTTGCGGTTGGCAATGCCCATGCCGATCGTGTCGCGCAGGGCTTGTATGGGACTGATGCCGTTCACGCCGTCTTGCGACAGTGCCGCGATGTGCACAATGTCGTGCGGGAAAAGGATCTCCTGCGACCCGCCATCGGTCGGCGTGATCTGGTAATATAGTTTTTCCTTGTGGAAAAAAGGATGCACCTGGCCGGGGAGCAAAATGCGCAATTCCCGAGCAGTACCGCGCCCGTCGCGATAGACGCGGGAGTAACAATTGCCGCGCAATCCAAGGTGCAACTGGGAGGTGCTGCGAAAGGAGTAGGAGGTGTATCGCTCGCTGGGGGCGGCGGATACTAGGTGGTCTTCTGGCCGCCGATCCGCAGGCTCGCTTCCTCCTCCGGGAAGCGACCTGTAAAGTCCGATAGGCAGGCTTGCGATGGAGTCGGACAGTACCCGGCAACACGCATAGACGGCGGAAATGCTTAGTGCAGTGGTGTCGTTGACGGGGACGCCCGCTGCGGTGGCACCTCCAGTAAGCAATTCGCGCAGCCAAGGCTCCGGGTTTTCCAGCGTGGAGCGATGCTCCCTGCCAGAGTACCCGCCCGCTATTTGCAGGCGATAGCGATCGTTGATAGATATTCCCCGTAACACAGTGCGAAGGTCTGCATATTGCGTTGCGGGGGCGGGTGACGCGGTTACCCGGTGCCGCCGACATGGTTACACAATAGGGCGGCGGCTAAAACAATTCAGGCGCCGCCCTAAGCAGCGCGAGCCTTTTCAGCGAGTTATCGAAATAGGCTTTCGATAACTCGCTGCCGACGAAACGCCTTTTCTCTTGCAGGCACGCCGCCGCCGTTGTGCCGCTACCAGAATACCCATCGAAGACTAGGTCGTTTTCGTTGGAATATGTCCGCACCAGGTACCGAACTACCTCCAACGGCTTTTGCGTCGGATTGAAATGCCCGGTGCTCCTGCAGGTATTGGAGAAGGAGATAATACTACGCGGGTAGTATGTGTTGTTCGTCTTGGCGAGATCCGCTCCGGTACGATAGCCGCCATAATTGCTGCTTGAGCGACCTAGGCCACCCCGCCCCTTGGTTTGCATAGCCCCGACACTCATTTGCGGGTTGTAGATCGGCAGTTTTCGGTAGAAGACGAGAATATGCTCGTGGTTTCGCAGGGGCATTGCGCCTGCGTTCAGGAAGCCCGTAACGCCGACCTTGTGCCAGATTAGATCGTATCGGAAGTTTTTTGCGCGGCTCTGTATCAGTTCGCTGGCAAAAGGCTGGGTAGCGAAAAAGACCATCGCTCCGTCTTCCTTCGTTACGCGCTCCCATTCCGGCCACATTGCCGCAAGGTCTGGCTTAATATCCCACTCGTTCTGGGTGCACCCGAAAGGCGTGTCTTGAAGAAGAAGGTCTACCGATCCGGGAGCCATCCCCGCAAGAGTTGCCAGGCAGTCCTCGTTGTGTATTTCGATCATAGCGCCGCCCATTTTCTACGGTAATCCTCCCGCGCCTCGGAGGAGGGCACGTGCGCGATCAGCACTGCCTCGAACAGAGCGAAGTGGTGCTGATCGCGACTTGGCGGGCACGGATGCCACAGCGTCGCGGCCTTGCGCGCTTTCGCCCGCTGCGATTTCAGATACCGGCACTTTATGTTTTTGAAACATTCGTAATTTTTGAACCGTTTCGCGCCGTAGATGGTGAAGTGCCATGCCTCCGCTCTTATGTAAGCGATCCGGGCGGGGGTTTCGGTATCGGACTCTGAATAATAGGTGCGCAGGAAGTCGCTCAGCGGAGCGGAGGCTTGTTTTTTCATAGCGAGATGATGTCCAGGTCAGGAGAGTGTGCGTGTATCGGCTTGTCCCCGAGATAGGTAAGCCAGCCGCCGACGGCCTCGATGACCGTGACGATTCCATCTATTTTTTCGGAAGACTTTTTCTTGTTCGGCTTAATGTCACCGGCCGAGTTGCGCTCCAGGAACACGTTTCCGTTCATCCATCGGGCGACGGGGTTTCCCCCTGTGTTACACTCCTGGCTAAGTATCATCCGCTCGAACGTCTTCGCGGGCGTGGACATAGAGCCGAAGCCCTGCCCGAACTCGACCATATTAAGGCCCTCGTCTACGAGTTCCGGCACGATGGCCATTTTGTTCCAGCGGTCGAATTGGACCGACTCTATATCGTACTTTGCTGCCGCTGCAAGCATATCCTTCCTTATGTGGCTGTAGTCTGCCACGTTTTCCCAGCCAGAAGTTGAGGTGATCCAGCCATCCCGCACCCATTGCGGATAGTTCACCTGCTGCCCCCGCATTTCTATGGTCGCCCGGGGCAGCCAAAACCACCACTTCAGCACGTGCGGCTCGTCTTCGTGTCGCTGCGGAAAAAAAAGGCAAAAGGAGGTCGTGTCGCTCACGCTCGCCAAGTCCAGGCCCCCGAAGCAGAGCCTCCCACGCAGAGCCTCTTCATCTATTAGGTGCTCGTTTTTCTGCCACATGTCGTCAGGTATCCACCCGTCCTGACTCTGGTACTCGATGTTCAGGTTTTTAACCTTGAAGTCGATCTCTTTGCTCAGTCCCTGCGTAACGATCTTCTGCCGCTCGCTTCTCAGGCTGTCCAGGTTCACGGACACCCCTATGGACGGATTAGCCTTCACCCAGTTCGCCTCGTCTTCCCAGTCGTCTTCGGGGTCCAACTCGTAGACGAAGGCAAGCAGTTCCTCGTTTTCGAGCACCCCCATCAGTACGCTTTTGCAGGCTCTCAGAAACGCCGTATTGGGGCCGGCTGGCTTGTATCCGGCGGTTGTGATTATGGCGGTCAGCGGGTCGTCTCGCTTGCCCATGCCCGACTCGATTACGTTAAGCATCTCGTCGTTAGGGTGCGCGTGAAACTCGTCGATCAGAGCGTAAAATGGCGAGCCGCCGTCCTCCGTATCGCTGTCTTGTCCCAGATAATAGACCCAACCCAGCCCCGACTTCGTGAATATCCTATGCGCAGCCACGGCGATGTACTTCTTCAGTTCCGGCTCGTCGGACAAGAGCCGCTCTGTCATGGCCTTTTGTCGGCCCCATCCGATTTTGGCCTGGTCCTTTTTGGTGGCCACCCAGTATATCTCGCTATCTTTTTCCCCCTCGAACAGGAATCCGATGGTGCCAATGCCCGCGAGAAACTCGGTTTTTGCGTTTCCTCGGGCAACCTTGCAGTACAGTTTTCGGAAGCGGCGCAATTTGTTTGCCTTCCTTCGCCACCCGTACAGCATGTAGACTATACAGGCTTGCCAGGGCATAAGATCGAAAGGCATACCCGAATTTTTCCCCTTAGCCAATTTCAACACGCCGAACACGCCAAGCGCGTGTTCGGCGTGTTCATGAGAGAAAAAGTAAGGGAAATCCTTCTTTTTCGCTCTTCTTAGGTCGGCCAAATGGCGGTCTATGGCCAATTTTATGTACTTTCCGGTTATGTACTTCCCGGATTTCACGCCTTTTATGTACTCCTCAGCAGTCTTGAGCATTGGCTTAGCCCGTTTTTGCCGTTTTCGATGGGCCAGAAAGGAGGGCCAGCACTGCGCTTTGCGTCTGGTCAGTCTTTCTTTCAACCTTCAGCCCCATCCTAGACTTGGGCGTGAACCCGAATTGCTCCATAAGGGGCTTTAGGATTTTTTGACAGTCCTGGTATTGACGAAAAGACGGGTTCGCTACCCTTACTGCTCCGGCCTTGGTCTCTACTACGGTAACCATGCCGGACGAGACTACGTCTTCGTAGGCAGTCGCCGCCAAGAACCATGTCTCCACATATAGGCGTATTGCGTCTGTATCGTGCAGGGCTAAGACACCAGACTCGATAAGGAGATTACAGCATTCTTTCCACTTCGCGCTGTGGCGGCGGTCGAAAGTTTTGGGCGCGGGCGGGGCTTGGTTTATAGGCTTGACTATCGTTTCAACCCTGCCCGAATCCCGATCCGCCCTACTGGTGCCCTGGATTCTCTTCTGGGCTACCCCCTTGATAT